ATCTATCGCTAAAAAACCCAGACCAAATTAAACAAGAGTTAGATTCTGTTTCAGAACAAATGTCAGAAGCATTATATACTTTTAGACGTTGTGAAGAATTTAAGAAAATAACTTTCAGTCAATTAACTCTTACTAAAAAACTAGAAAAAAATTGTAGTGTAAGTGAAGCTGAGAAGTGGGCTTATTCTGATAAAGATTATGCAACCATTGTAGAAGGTTTATTAGTAGCTGAAAAAAATTATTCAATTCTCAAAGGTAAATATGCTAACCTACAAAGCTGGGTTGATCTTTATAGATCATGGCTAGTTACAAATAGAGAATTAAGTAGATGAAAACAATCCAACCAAAAGGAACATTAAATGAATTGGGATATAAGGAACGAACTGAGAACTACATTGACTTTGCAGAACAAAGGTTTGAAGAATATTGTAAAAGTAAATCTTTTCATTTTAAAAAGCTTTTGTTTAATGATAATTCTGATTTTAGTGCTTCCCCTATTCCTTATTATCATAAACTTGGCATACTTAGTGCTTTACCTGATTACTTTGTTTATTCCAAAGAAACTGAACAACGTAAAAGTCAATTCTTCGTGGAAGTCAAAGCTTCCAACAAACTTAAATTAAAAGATTTAAAAAAGTATATTACATTCGCACAAATGTTCTGCGATAATAGATTTACTCAATATACAATATGCTTTGCTTTTAAAGATGGTTTAAAGTTTAAATCAGTAGATCAAATATTAAAGTTGTTGCCACAATCAAAGATTCAAACTTGGAATGATGGAATAGAATATTATCTATTGCCGATTTAGTGGACAGTATTTGAAATATCGTCATAATAATCAAACCAATCACATTCTTCTACATCAAATTCAACACCAGTAATTCTTAATTTCTTAACTTGTTTGAGTGATGATAAAAAAGAAAGTGAGTTAGCAAAATTTGAAGTATCTAAAAATCTAACATGAGCAATATCTTCTCTGATATTATCTTCATTAACCTTCACAAAACTAATTGCATAGGTAATTAGATAAAACTGATTATCCATTGTCTTGGTCTTTATTAGATGGTCTATTTGCTAAAGTTCTAGCAACTGCTTCTGCTGATCTTCCAGCAACATAACCACCAAGACCAATTTGTAAAACAGTCCAAACGTCAGTAGGCAAAACTACTTGTGAATTAACATGAAATATTAATAAAATAATTGGACTTAAAATATAATTCCAAATTAATATAGCAATTAATACATACATTAATAATGGTCTCCAAGAACTTGCAAACCAACCAGCTTTAGTTTCTGCTTCAATTATTCTTGCAGATGCTTTTAATTCTTCAGTGCCTTGTTGAATTAATTGATTATTAAGTTCTGCTTTTAATTTAGCAGCTAAATCTTTATCAGCAATAGACTTATCCACTACGTCAAAAACTTTTGAAAGTATTGGTGCTAAAGCTGATAAGATTGGAAGCATATTAATCTACTGCGATTATAGAAATAGAACCTGCAGCAGTAGTGCTAATAAATGCAACTTTATCTCCTGATTTAAAACCATCAAATATTTCAACTGAATTAGTTGGTATAAAAAAACTAGTTGTGCTTGAAGCTGTTGGTGCAGAACCAAAAGCAACGTGAACGTGATTACCTTGTGTTGATATTCTAATCTTGCCAGAACCAGTAACGATTGCTGAACTTGCTTGACTAGAAGTTGTTATAGCTGAATTGTATGCTGTATTATCTGGATCTATTGATGTTATTCCGTATGTTGTCATATTGTTCTCTAAATGTTCTATTTTATAGTGTTTAAACCTTCAAAATACCCCTAAATTTTAACAAGTTAAGAGTTATTAAGATAATCCCTACTAAAAGCCACATTGCTCTAATAATCGGTTTAAATTAGATTTAACGCTATTTGCTACTTTTAGTATGTTCTATTAGTAGTTCTATATAATGTTGTGCTTTGCGTAAGTCATCAACACCACCCTTATCTTTAAATCTTAAAACATACTTTATAATATTACCTTCTACGAATCCAACATTATTTTTTATTAAGAACTCTACTGGTTGTATCTCATAACCAAGATAATGACTTCCACCAATTTGTTTTTTAGATGACTTCATACACTGTCCTTCCGTTAGATGTATAAGCTTTTAAATACATTTTTCTGTTTAGTAAAGCAGAATAAGAACAATGAATCCAGCCTGCATTATATTCATTAGGATTCCAAAATTCAAGAATACATTGGTCATATTCTAAATTATTAATTATCCATTCTGAAACAACTTGGTTTGGTATTCCTATTACTTCAAAATCTACAGCTTGACCAAGAGTATGTTGCGATGTTGTTTTACTTCCTATTGCTTGGCATAAAGCTGGTGAACGATAACCAGAAGTAACTTTAACTGGTTTATCAAAATAAATTCTGACTGGTTCTAAAATCTTTTCAGTTACTAATTGTAAATTTTTTAAAATTTGATCGGTAGGAGTATTGTCTATAGATAGTCTTACTGCTGTATCGCTTCGTGTTAATTCTTTAATCGTAAAATGATCAGACAAGTTTTCCTATCCACTTTCCTTTTTCGTTAAGAACGCATGGTGCTAACTTGGGTTGCGAATCTATTATTAAACCAGTACCAATTATAAATCTAGTTTTAAAATTTTTTGCGTATTCAAAGGCAAGGGATTTTTGATCTATTAAACTTCCAACCTGCATTCCCCAGAAAAGATTGTCTGGATTTGCCCAATACTCAATTTTAAATTTTGTATGAAAATGTCCTTGCACACAATTCATTCCATTAGTTTGTGAAACTTTTAATACATCTGCAGATCTACCATGAGTAAATAAGCATCTTTGTTTATTTGGTAAAGTTACAGTTAAATCATCTGCCCATTTCCATTTCTTAGTTCCTAAAAATTCTCCGTACTCTTTTAGATATGCTCTTGGCATTCCATGTTTTAATGCTCGTCTATAAACCATTGAAGAATGGTTAGAATCTATTTCTATAAGTTCAGGAAATATTGATTCTAATTCTTTAACAAAATCTTTTGCTTTAACAAGTTCATGTCCAGCAGAAAATAAATCAGGGTTTGAATCGTGGAAAGATAAAGCGTGGTGATCCAATAAATCTCCAATAGACATTACGAATGTAGGTTTATATTCTTTTTTTAATTCTTTTAAGAAATCAAAAGAATCTTCTCTATGATATGGAAGATGTAAGTCGGATATGACAAGTATTCTTCTAGTGTCCATACTACCTCTGTTAGTTGTATTCGTATTACTTGGCAAGAAATAAAGTTAATAATGCCATGCTCAAAGTTCCAAGAGCAATAAAGATAGACCAGAACAGCTTTTCTAATCTTTTCTCTAGCTTATATACTGAGCAACTTAACACTTTTAAATTAGCTTTAATTCCTGTGATATGTCCCTTTAGAGATATTAATTCTTCGTTGTGAGTTCTTGCCATTGTCGTTTAAGCATTTACAAGACTTTAGCAAGACACACCCACCAATCCAAAGTTTGAAAATGCACATTAATTTTGTGCATTAATACCAAACTATTATGTTTTAATAAAGTTATTTATTATAAAATTTTTGAACTGTATCTAAGTAGTTGTTCCAAAATGATTTTACATCTTCTGCGTAATCATTTGCGAACTTAGACCAATAGTTCTTAATATCTGAATAGTTCAGCATATTATTCTCCTTTGAGTAAAAGTTATGTTCTTCGTTTGTGTAAACCATTTATCTTATATGGTGTGTAACTTTAAAATTGCAATACTACTTAATGTTTAAATGAATCTTAATTGATTCTATAAAATCGTTAATTGCTAGTTCGTATTTCCAACCAAGATAAACTCCTAAAATAGTTCCTAGTATAAATGTAATCATATTATTAATTTGTTAGATTTAGATTTATTATCATAAGGAGTTAGGTATTGCAAATTCCATTCTACATGAAGTCCACATACGTTCTTTCCTTGAAGTGGCACTATATGATCTACATGGTAGCCAACTGGACAGTTCATATATATCTCTTTAATCTTTTGAAGATTGGCAAACTTAGGAGTAGCTTTTAGTTTAAATGCTCTACGTTTGGCAACTGCCATTCTTCTTCTTGGTTTGTTTTTTTTAGCCCAATCGCTTACTGCCTTTTTTACTTTGTCAGCATTTTTAATTCTATATTCTTTTGCTTGTATAAGTATTTTATCTCTATTTTTTAATTTACTCCTCGTTCTTATTTCTTTAGCTTTTTCTTTGTAAGTTTGATTATAAAGTTTTCTTTTTGCATTTATAATATCTTTGTTTTTATGGTAATAAATTTTACCTCTAGCTAAATTAAACTCTTTACGTTGTTCAAGTGTTCTTTTGCGATAATCTTTTAAATATGCTTTGTAATAATCTGCTCGTTTTAAATATCTGTTTCTCTTAGTGCAATAAAGAGAACAATGTTTAGCATCAGATCTTTTCGGTAGATATTCTTTTAAGCACTCAGGATTAGAGCAAATCATCTAGCTGTGGTCGGAATCCCCTTAGAACTGCAAAAAGGATTTTCAGCAAATGCCATATATATTGGTGTAGAACCAGAATTGTTAGTTCCATCATAAGCAGTTCTAATTTTAAATCCATTAGAAAGAAAATCTACTGTATTACCACTTGTTACTTCCGCATCAGAAATATTAGCTGCTAAAAAATTACCTGTTGTAGATGCTACATTATAAGGAGTTCTTTTATTATCTGAAATCCACCAACTTTGAGAAGCAAATGTAGAATTTTTAATCATAACAAACGCAGGTTTAAATCCAGTATATACAAATGGGCCATCAGTTGAACCATTACCAGTATAAGAACCAAATTTAGAGAATCCTTTTACTTCAGCAAAGCAGTAGGCGATATAAGTAGAACCAGAACCATTATTAGCAACATCACCACTTGACCATTGGAATACTGTAGATGTTGGAGTTGCTTTAAATCCATAAGTTGCACCGTCATTATGAACAGCTGACGTATCTGACATTTGCATATATTGACTTGCCCAAGTTAATGATGAATGACCAACCATCCAAGTAGCAGAAGTAGAACGATTTTTAACAATAATCATTTTTGGTGTTACACCAAGACCATGACCAACTGTTGCACTTGCTGTTCCATTACCAGTATAGCTTACAATACTAAATCCACTAACTGTTGAAGCTGATACTGTGCTTGTGATAGTTCCTGAAGTATTTGATACTCCAGTTGAATTTCCAGCAGACCAGCACCAAGCCACTAAAGATTGATCTGTTGCGTAATCAGCACTTCCAACAGTAAAACCATCAGAATTAAAGGCTGTAACTGTTCCAGTATTAGTTGCTTCTGCGTCAGTTAAATTTGTTCTTATAAATTTATAAACACCTCTAACTACGTCATAAACATAAGTACCAGAACCAGTTGTTGAAGTTCTATTTTTTTCCCAAAACATTTCTGGTTTAAATGACAATCCAGTAACAGTTCCACCAGATGAACCAAAACCTTGCCTTAGTTTTACGTCAAAATATTTACTAGGTTTATCTATTGTTGCGAAAGCCATAAGTTATCCGAATGTTGCTAAATTTTTAGTATTCAAAGAGTAATATCCACTTGGTACTGCGTATGAAAAGTTACCATATCCAGCACCATCAGTATATGAATTAGCTGAGTACATTGGTGAACCAAAATTTGATTGAAAAACTGGACTTGCACTACCAGAACCATTACCTAGT